GCTTCTGCTTCTTGGATTTTTAACGCTCTTTCTTTCAGTCCAACTTCGGTATTGAACTCTTGTCCACGTATCATCGCAGTAACAAAATCACCCATTTGTGAACCAGCGGCAGCTTGGTCTGCCTTTGAAACATTTACATCTGAGAAGATTTTTCCAATCTCATCAATGCGCTGTGCAAGCTCAGGGTAATTAGCTTTTGCAAATGCCAATGCGCTTTTTCCCTTGGCAATGTTTTGGTTAATTTGTTTATTTTCGTCACCAACCATGTTGATTGCATTGCCGATGTTTGCCCCAAGGTTGGCAACCCCCTGTGCTTGCGTAGCAGCAGCATTAGCAAACCCGCTGTAATCTTGCTTAAATGACTCAGGGTTGATCCCCGAACCTAGCATCTGTCCTCTTCCGTAAGTCGCCATATTGTTGATTTTTACTTGAATAATTTTCCTGCCTTACCAAGCGCAAGACCGCCAAGAGAAGTGCCACCAGTCATCGGAGCAGTCAAAAGCGCACCGCCGATACTTCCAAGCGCACCCATGAATCCAGAACTACGAGCCGCCTTCGCCTGTGCGTTAGCAGAAGCCGCAGCAAGTTGGTTAGAACGCTGTGCCGCACCAAGGTTAAGCCCCACGGAAGTATCAAACAACTGAGGTGTTCCCGATCCAATCGCGCCAAGTCCGGTGTTGATGAACTGCTGCCCTTGCTGATACGACAATGGAGTAGAGCCAAGAAGGTTTAGTCCTGGCTGAGTGTAGAACCTCTCTGCTACATTGTAAGCGTTCTGTCCAGCCTGTGCAGCCTCGGCACGTTTACGAGCAAACATATCCTCACGCCCCATTACTTCGGACGCAATCGCAGCATTACCTCCAAGCCTACCAGCCGCAGAAGCCGCCTCACGCGCCGTTTGTTCGTATCCGCGCTGTTCCTGTGGACTAATCCGTTGAGACGCTGCATACGCCCTCTGAGCCTCTTCATCAAAGCCTTGCACGACACCCGCCTGTTCTGGTGACAACGATTGCATCAGTCCACGGGTGAGACCTGCTTGTTGGGTCATCTGACCGAGTTCTGCCCCCCTTGCTTCACCCAGTCCCATGCCAGCTTGTTGCGCTGCTTGGTTGCTAAGACCAAAGATTCCTTGTTGTCCACCTGCCCCGCTAAGGAACGATTGAATGTCACCAAGATTTAGCCCTTGAAACTCTGGACGAAACTTTTGCTCTTGAGATAATATCTGAGGCAATGACCCAGACATACTAGAAACGTATTTCTGAATATCTCCTCCAATATCCATTGCTGGGGCTTTGATTGATTTAGGCTTTGATCCCATGGTTTTATCGTAGTTTAGAGTAAAAGGCTTCCATCTCTAGTAAGCGAGTGCGTTCTGGCCCCTTGAAGTCGCGGTTGAATGAAATGTATTCGTAATCATCTTTGAGAAGTTGTAGTCCACTAAGCATATCACCGCAGCACATGGTAACGAAAAGCGTGTCCGAATGCTCGAAAGCAACTGCCTTTTCAGGCTCCTCACTGTTTGAGTGGAAGCACAACGCAAAAACCTTTGGAGTTGAAAGAACAATGCCATAAGACAAGTGCCAACCAATAAGCTCTTGGAGGTCAATGTTGTTTGATTCATAAAGTGCAAGCGCAACTAATAAGTGAGGATTCATCCGACAACAATAAATCCTATTGATTTCCCAGTTCCTTCTAAAGAATGGTTAATTGAGAACCCATAAGTAAATTTATTATATACTCGAAGTATAGATGTGGATTGATTATCGTTGTAAGTTGCAACTACAGTATAATTTGCATTTGGCAATTCCGTTTGAAATTGAACATAAGTGTTTCCTGAGTCAGATCTAGTTACAGATGCTATATTTAACGAGTTATTACTAAGTGTCCTAGACGAAGACTCATATAAAAAATTCCCTGCTGCCCTAGCCCCGTAAATTGGAGCAGTGCCAGCGGGGTTTGGCATCACGGCATTTGCAAATTTAACGCCTCCAGATGCTTGGAATTTAATTGGGAAAGTTCCTACTTGCTCGATTCTAAATTCGTTGTTTATCCCAGCGTCTCGAATAATTCGCGCATCGTAGTCAACTAATGGATACGATGAGTGGAAATCAATAACGGATGGGCCGTTTGATGTTATATTACTTCCTATTTCAAGACCCCGCTGCTGAATATCAAATCTATCCAAATTACTGGTCCAACTTGGACCATATGTTGAAAGCTTTGCTGGTGTTACTGAGTAATCAGCAATCGCGTTGGTTGTAACTGCATTAACTCCCATCTCATTTGAAGTAATCGTTCCCACCTTGAGCTTCCCCTCCACCAAAGCAAGCGTTGTGTTTGCAGTGGCTATTGCATCACTTGTAAACAATGTCTGGTCGATGATATTATTCATTACCGTGCTGGTAATAACATCGTTGGTTGCAAAGGTTTTGGTTGTTTCTACGACTCCTGCCATATTAAGTTTGGGAAATGATTTGTCTATTTGTCACTGATCCAGTAACTTTAATGGATGTGATCTTAGGTGACCCGATTGTCCGTGTCAAGGTTAGGCTTCCTACGTAACCTCTAATCCCACCAAGGCGAAACCGGATGTTACCTGTCTCATCTTCAGGAGCCGCCCCAGTCCCAAGAACAGTTCCTCCAAGGAAGGTGGTTGTCGTCCCGATACTCTGATTATTGTCAGGGTCTTCAGCCGCAAAGGAAATGGCATACTCACCAAGCCCACTATTAACGCATTGCATGGTAACTTGCCCGTCAGTAAACCGCTTACGATCAAGATTTCCTAAGGCGTAACCTCTAGTGGTCAATGAAGAGTTAATTGAGAAAGTAGTTGTAGTGCCAGCCGATACCAAACTATCCAAGGAGCTCTCCGTAGCCTCTAATTCGTGAAGTCCACCCAGCGAAGTCACCGCATAAATGTTATCCCGTTCCGCCGCGCTGCCAATAATCAGGTTTTTAACGATAAAATCACTAGCTCCAAAGGTGTCGATTGACTCCCAAGCTTTATTCAAGAAGTTGAAAATCAAAATTGTGTTGTTTCCAGCAGCATCATTAGACCCTGCAATGGAATCCAACGCTACGGCAAGGTAATATCGGTTGTTAAACAACACCGCAACCGCTTCAGCAGCTAGATTCTTGTTAATCCGGTCAATGTATGGCTGGATATTCTTGGAGATAGGCTCATCCGCACCACGAAGGTTGTAATCATTCAGGAACTCGACGGCATAAACCCCATCATCGGACAAGAAGAACATTGCATTTCCCTTCATTACAACGCTTTTCTTAGCCAAGCACCCAACCTCAGTGGTCAACTGCGTAACCTTAGTATCAGTAAGGCTACCACCCGTGCCATTTATGATATGTAGGCTGTTACGATTTAGAACAACCAAGTTATCATCGTAGAATCCTTGCATTGCCACAAGGTAATCGGTCGTTCCACCCGTAATGCGGAACTGGTTGGATATCTGGTCAAACGTATGGCTGTCCAGAATATCCGAAACGGCTATCTCATCGGTAATCTTCCTATTTGTATAGGTTGGCGAGCTAAACGTGCCAGCAGGAGTGTAGCAAAAAGGAACCCACAACCTACGTTGGAAATAAACTGCCCAAGGTGGGGCAGGCTGATGAATGAACCCACCGCCTACGCTGAACCTGCCTCCGAACTCAAGGTTTCCACTAAATGAATTTTTAGTTCCAATCGGAGCATAAAACGTAATCGTTGTGGTGTTTGCGGAAAATACTTCAAATCCCTTTCCAACTATTGAGGTGAACTCATCAATGGTCGTCTCATAAATAACAATGGTGTCACCTTTTGTTATCGTTGTGTTTCCAAGTGAGGGGCTGTTCTTGGTGATGGTAACCAGCCCGTTCGCTACGTCCACATTAGCTCCAGTAACAATAAATGTCTGTGGTTGTGTGTAGGTTCCTCCAGGAGCAAGCGTAAAGTCTGCCTTCAATACCGCATCTGTAACTCCAAATGTCTGCGTTTGTGATGTCGTAAAGGTGTATGTGAAAACATCCTTATCCGTAACAGTCACAACCGTAAATGTCCCGTTAGCTGGCGTTCCCCCAGTCAATCCACTAACCACAATGGAATCCCCCACGGTCAAGCCGTGATCCTTTACCCGCATTGTTACAGTAAACGCACTAGAACTAGCACTTTCAATCTGCCGACCGTTAGGAACCCACTCAAACGCCTGAGAACCATCCCTGAACAGAAACACACGATCAAACGCCTGTATCATGTCGGTATCTCCAGCCAAGGACTTACCAGTAGGATACTCAATATCCTGCGTGGTGTAGCCATCTAGATCAACCAGAATAGCCTTGGAGTCCAATGCCAATACCACACTCTCAGCATTCCCCGAGTTAGGGTCACTAAACAAGCAAGAAGCCCTCACGTTCACGTTGGCAGCGTCATCGATTGGAGTTCCACTCAACGTGCCTGTCCCAACCGTAATAGCAGTAACACCAGCCACATCATACTCCATGGTAGATGCTCCATAATACCTCAATACAAAATCACCGCTGATCGTCGCACCAGTCCCAGTCAGCCCTGCAACCCTAGCCAGACCTTCCGCTCCCACAGCAAACCCATGAGGCGCAGAAAACGTAATCCTAACCGTTCCAGCAACAGGAACACTAGCCGACGCAATAGTCTTTGCTGCGTCAATCAAAAGAAACGGTAACTGCAACGGACTCCCACCACTAGTCAAAGTCCCAGTCCGTGCCACAACCCCACGACGAGGCTTCCAATACCCATCCATCCTCCCATTCAAACTCTCCCTTACCTCTCCCACCTCCAACTGGTTCAACTGCAACCGCTGGTTCACACCCACAAACCCTCCATCCCCATCAGAGGCTTGGGCATCATCCATCGCACTACCACTCTGTGCAAATTGACTCATTAGATGCTATACGCAATAACAACTCCGCTAGTCACCGTTAATGCCGTAATCCGACCACCAATACCCACTCCCGCAGGAATGGGAATAGTCTGCAATTCCGTAGCATCCGTGAGGTTAGGAGCCGTAAATACACTGAACACAGTCTCAGTAATCACCTGCACCCAACGGAATGTTCCTGTCACCGCACCACTAGCCGAGGTAATAACCTGACCGCCACCTTGACCTTGAATATCGTAGGATACTGGACTGCTCATACACAACTCTTACCAGTTTCTCATACCTTGTCAAGAGGTTTGCCATTTACTCATTTTTTAGGAGGGTAGGTATACGATAGATATTCACGTCACCACCACCACTCGACCCCCGCCCCCCCTATTGCAACAAACTTGCACTTGCGCATCACTTGCACTTGCGCATCACTTGTGTTTGAATCATCCGTTTGAATCATCCGCTTGTTTGAATCGAACGCTTGTTTGAGTTAAACGCTTGTTTGAATCATCCGCTTGTTTGAGTTGAACGAGTTACAAGGTGAAACGCTTTGATTGTTCCACATGGAACTTTCCGGGCGCATACGCTGTGCCCGTCTCAGCTAAAGCTAGTTTTTTGATAGCAAGAAAGAATTGCAAAAGAGCTAGTCCTTCAGGATTGTTCCACGTGGAACTTTTCGGGCAGACTATCTCTAAACATAGAGCGCGTCAACGCACAGCTTTTTTGCCTCACGCTTGGCACATACGCTTGGCACATACGCTTGGTACGTACGCTTGGTACGTACGCTTGGTACGTACGCTTCTCAACTTGTTACAATAAAAACTTCTCCTCACCGTGATTTTTTGCTTGACAGATTTTGAGTTGGG